TTAGATGATCTAAAAGCTATGGCTAAAATAGACTGGTCTGAAGAGGACGAGTTGATAGCTGATGCTGAACTAACGGCTATATCTGATATAGAGAAATACTTAAAATTCCCTATAACAGACAGTAATGTAGTTAAAATAGTAGAACTTTCTAAAGGTGGCTACATCGGCTATGACCCAGATAAACTGATAGTTAACGGAAACGCTTTCTTTTTCCAGAAGATACCTGTAAACAGTATAACAGAGGTTAAGGTGGTGAAGTCAGATTATTCTAAAACTACTTTAACTTCTGGTACTGATTACATCTTTGACTCTATACATAATAAGTTAATACTACTTAATAATAATCATCTTAAGTCAGACGGTAAAGAGTATTTGGAAATTTACTTTAGGGTAGGGTGGGTAGAGAACACTGTCCCCTCATCTGTCAGAGAGTGCATAAAAAGTATGGTTACTTATATGTATGATAACAAAACTAAAAGTATACCGTTAAAATTCACTAGACTAGTTTCTCAGTATAGGTTTTACGATTAGGAGGGCTAAATGGTTTCTTTTGGAGAACGGTGGCTACTAACTAAAGTCCCTACAGCAAGTGAATTAACTAACCCTATTACTTTAGTCAGAATTAAGCTAGACCCTAAGACAGAAGGCAGTAACACTGAAGTTACTAGAACTTTTGAGATATATAGAAAGTGCTGGGCAAAAACAGAGGTGTCAGAGGTCTCCACTACCGGAATGTATGAGTCTTTTATGCGAGAGCAGAAAATGTGCTTCACCATAAGAAAAGCCCCCAAAGTAATAATAAAACCTAAAGATTATATCATTTATAAGGATAAGACTTACATGATAGACGAGGTTATAGAGAATAGGTCTTGGAAAGAAAGAGAGTATCAAGTTTTAACTACTACAGAAGTGCAAGACATAAACGCAGTAGCTATAGAAGAAGTAAATAAAGTAGAGAGTAAAGAGGAAATAGATTACCCAGGGTTCTTTGAATGATAAACATAAAACAAGTAAAGATACCCGAAAATATGGGGCAAGTAGATTTTGTCAAGTTTAATTTAATGCTTGAAGATGCGGTTAGAGACACTGTTAAGCATGCAAGAAATTTAAGCATAAAAGAGATGTTAAGACCTAAGACTGGGGTCTTGTATAGCTACGGCAGAGCTTCTGCTGTAGGTGAAACCCCTGGGATTAAAAAAGGATTTTTAAGTAGTAACTTATGGTATCAAACAGAGGTAAGACCTAACGGGGTATTCGGCTCTGCTTTCGTAAATGAAAATGTCCCTTACGCTGGAGTTTTAGAAGAAAGTGGAAGACCTATTTTTAACGATGTGGTAGATACTGTAGGCAATCTATATTTTGAGATGCAGCTTAGAGACTTGATGGAGAGGATTGTAGTGCAGTGAGCGTTTGGGCAGAACTAATAAAGAAAATACGTACGGAATGTCCTATATTTGGTAACAGGGTAATAGGGGCTACTGAATTTGACGCTTTAAGAGGGAACGATGGCGACTATACTACCAGCTTAGAAGCACCTTTTGTAGTTCTAGCAGATGCCCCAAGGCAGTTTCAGCCTATACAAGGTAATAGCTTTGAGCAAACTGTAGATTACAGGTTCTCTACGATGATAGCGGTTCAGTACTTGGAAAGGGCTAAATCTGTAGAGACTACCACTAACAGAGAGTCTGTAATAGCTAATGGAGTTTCATTGTTAAGCACAGACTACCAAGAGTTTGTTAGCAGTTTAAATGTAAAAAATACTGATGAAACTATAACCTATACTTATGGCAAGGATTATTCTTTTGACCCTTACACAAATAAACTTATAAAGTTAGACGGTGGCTTAATATCCCCTACAGCTAAAATACAAGATCTAACATTTACTACTAGCGTTATTACGCTACCTGCTGGGATTACGTCCGTAACAAGTGTTAAAAACCAAGCAGGTACTGTTACCTACACTAGCCCTGCTGATTACATGGTAAGTGGAAACTTAATAACCAGAGTTAGCGGTGGAGCTATAGCCCCTGGAGCTACTGTAAAAGTAACTTACGTAGGCACTTTCGTTAAAACATCTTACGTATCTAGAAAAGGTGGACTAGCCTTAATGGATTTAAGAGAAAGATGTTATCGCTATTTATATGATTGTTTAATAGGTTATGAAGTTAAAAGCCTACCAAGATCAAAGAGGATCTATGCTACAGATACATACCATTTACTGTTTACAGATCAAATGCTTTACGGGCAGATAAACTGGGTTATTCCTACTATAGTAAGCAGCAAGGTTAATTTCTATGCACCACCTAATGATTATCCTATTCGAGAGTTCTTTACTCACACAGAAAATACTCCAGTACGATTTGACGATTCTGGTTTTACGAGTGCTGATTACACAAATGTAAACGAGGACTGCCATGGATAGAGATCTGACTGATCCTAGAATTTACGACCCTATGATGGCTACAGAAGAACTGTATGGTTTCATCCACAGTCTATTTAGAATAGGGCAAGTAGAGTCTGTTTCCACAAATGGCAGAAAAGTAAACCTTAAGATAAGTAATGGGTTTAATAATAATCAATATACTGGAATGGTTCCAGTCTTAATGTCAGGCTCTACAAAACTTTTAGACTACAAAAGACCTCAAGTAGGAGATACCCTTCTGTTTCTCTGTGCAGGCAAAGACCCACAAGTAGGTTATGCACTACCATATATCATGGATAATACCGCAGGGGTATCAGAGTCTAAAGAGTGGCATGTTAAATCTGATGAAGATGGCAAGTTTGAACTGTTTTACGATCACGAAGAAAAGAGGTTTAAAGTCTCCATAAATAACGGCGGAGAATTAATTTTAGACGAGGATAAAGCCCAGTTAAAAAAAGGCAGTACCTCAGTAGAGTTAGGATCTAATAGTGTAACAATTACAGCAGGGGGTTCTACATTTACTTTTAGTAGCAGTGGGTTTGCGGTAAATGGTGTAACCCTTATGGTTCCTTGATGGTAGCAATAGATAGAGCGACAGGTCAAATAATTCAAGCTAGAGAAGGAGTATCTGCTGAAATACTAGCTGGCATGCAAAACATTTTTACACTCCTAACTACGCCTAAGCTATCTAGATATTTTAACAGAGATTATGGTTCTAGGCTCCCAGACATCATAGACTTACCCATAAACGATACTACAGTTTTACTCTTGCAATCAGAAATAGCACAAGCTATAGAGAATGAGTTTTTAGATTTCATAGTAGACTCGGTTATAGTAAATACTGATTTAGCCTTAGAAGGTACGATTAAGGTAGATATTAACCTATTCTATATACCTAATAATAGGTTTATTACTTTAAGCGGGGTTACTTTAAAGAATGGCTGATCCAGTTCTAATAGAAAATATAAATTTTAATACAGAGTACGAAGAGATAATTAGCCTCTTTAGAACAGAATCTCCAGAATACACTAACTTTACAGACTCTGACCCTTTAATGCATATGCTAGCGGTCTGTGCAGGTAAAGGCGTAGAGCTTAAATCTTTCATTAACCTAGCTATAAGGCAATATTTTATAGATACCGCTACTGGTATATGGTTAGACCAGATAGGTGCAGGGAAGAACGTACCTAGATTAGTATTAGTGGAAGCTGACCCTAACAGCGTACCCCCTACAGCAGCTATTTTAGAGTCTGATGATGCTTACAGGCTTAGAATAAAAAATGCACCCCCAAATAATGCAGCTACAGCAGCAGAATATGAGTACTTCGCTACTCAGTTTAGTGCTAACGTAAAATCTGCAAGAGCCTATAAACCAAACCCTAATTCTAGTATAGTAAATGTCGCTATTATAAGTAACGACAACAACGGGGTAGCTAGTCCTAGCTTAATTAGTGGTTTGCAGACATACTTGAACGATAGAACTAGAAGAGCTATAGGGGATACTATAGTCGTAGTAGGAGCTACATCTAGCCCAGTAAATGTAACAGCTACTATAACCCTTTTACAAGGGGCATCTGTATCTATATTTAACGATCTGCCTACCACTTTTGCTAATGCTCTAAATGCGATAAATACGTTGGGTAGAGACATTACTACTTCTTGGATCATTAAAGCTTTAAGCCCAGAAGGAGTGTATAAGGTACAGCTAACTGCACCTACGGCAGACATAATAGTAGGGGATACAGGTTTTGCAAGATTAGGAACTTTAAATTTAACTTTAGCTCCTACTAGTGGGTTTTAACTAATGGCTGAGAGAAGTTTACTAATTCCGCCTAACTCAACGCAGCTAGAAATAGATCTAGCTCACGCAATAATTGAGTATTTTAAAGAAGACATAGATTTAATAAGGACTTTAAGAGATTTTAGGTTCGGTAATATACCCCCTAGTTTACTAACGGCTGTAATTAATGATATGGGTTTAGGGGAACTAACTAGGTATATCCCAGATTTAAGACAGATAATTATAGATGGCAACATCTGGAATTTATTTAGAGGTACTCCTTTTGCCTTCGACAAAAGTAATAGCTGGCTATTCAGAAAGGATACTCTAAGAGAAAATATAGTAGGTGTTCACTACACTAATATTTGGATAAAATTAGAAGAACCTGTAAACGAAAGGCAAAAGCTAGTAGATGTAGCAAACCTAGCTAGGCTATCTTTCCCTGTAGGTAAAAGTTTAACCAGAATACATAGAGGGAGAGTCACTCCTATGATGACCCTATGCTCTAATGCTAGGCTGTGTGGGGCTTTACTCAACAATAACGGTGGAGTTTGGGACGAAGAGCTTAAACTATGGTTAAGTCTAAACGAAGGGGATTCTCTATTTTTCGAGGATTTTTACGATCCAGAAATTCTTACTTCCTCTAGTTTATTTGCTAACACAGTCATACGTGTTCACGACACTCAAGTACCTATGCTTAATGCCATACCTGTCCCTGTAGGTGAAGTATATGTAGCTGCAAGTATATCTATAGGTTCTTTGCTAGAAGAAGAGTTTATGGACGTATCTGATCTCTTAGATATATCTATGGTGGACGATATGCTAGAGCTTGGGCAACAATTCTTAGTCGAAGGTGGTACTTACAGTTAGCGGAGTAAAATTACATTAGCGATGCCAAACCAGCGTATAGTTAATTCATCAAAAGTAGCTCAAACCTCAGCTTTAAAAGCTAAAGGTGAGTTTGTTTACATAGCTTTAGGTTCTGGTAGTGCTTCTTGGGACACTGTAGTACAAGAAAATAAAACATTTGTAAGCGACACTTTTTCAGTTTTACCGACTAATGCTTATGCTGAGGAATTTAAAGTCTATCAGTTAAATAACTTAGCGGTAGAGTATACACGAGGAATAGATTTTCTATTCGATCAAAACACTGGTATTTGCACAAGATTAGGCGGTGGAGCTATCACTGCTGGGGCAAGCGTTACTATTAGATATAAAGCCGTAGGCTTAGTATCTGCTACGCAAACTACTTTAGTTGACGAGATAGCTAGAAGAAGAGCTTCTTTAAGCTATGCAGTATTGGATGCAGTTAATGGGCAGTTCTCGATAGATGGGCAGCTTTACGCTATATCCCCAACCCCTACAGATTTACTACTAGCTACAGCTAGTTTTCCACCTGGGGAATTAGAAGGCGAGGTAGTTAGGGAAACTGGTTTGTTTTTTGATGCAGTTCCAGACTTAACTCAATATACTGTAACTAGGACTTTCACTACGGACAAGATAGTAATAGATACAGACATACAAAATGGATACAAAACAGCGAATAACGTATTAGTAAGATCGCAAAACTTAGCTACTACCTATGTAGCTGGCACAGACTATATACTTAACGCAGAAACCTCAGAAGTTTGGAGATTGCCTTCAGGAGCCATTACTGGTGGGCAAACCGTAAGCGTAAGATACGAGAAGATAGCTTCTGAATTACTATTCCCAGCAGATATTACTAGCGTAGGTACTCTTTATGCAGCTAAAACGGCAGGGGCTATAGCTATATCCGCAGCTCTAGGTTACACAGAAACATTTTTAATCAAGGTCACAAGATAATATGGCAGAATTTCCAGCAAACTATCAAAATTTATTCGATGAAAGTAAAAACTATACTAAGTTTTTATTCTACCCAGGCAAAGGCTTATCAGCAGCAGAGCTTAACGAACTTCAAAGTGCTATAGACTCTAAAATAGTAAATCTAGCAGATACTTTGCTACGTGAAGGAGATATAGTATCTGGCGGTTCTCCAGTGGTTAAACAAGACGGCAGTGTATTTATCCCTGCTGGTGCTGTTTACGTAAATAAAGGTATCAGAAAATTCCCTGAGCAAAACTTTACTATCCCTACTAACACTAAGTTAAAATTAGGCGTATTCTTAACTGAAACTATTATAGATAGTACAGATGATTCAGATTTATTAGACCCTTCAGGATCTATACAACCAGGTGTAACCTATGATACTTCTGGTCTAGAAACTTCTCAAAGATTACAAGAAACCATAGTATGGGGTTATGTTACTCAAGCGGGTACTAGAAGCCAAGCTACGGGTGTATTCTATCCTTCTCACGATGTGGATAACGGAGTTTTAATTCTATTAAATACTGCACCTGTATTAGCAGAGGTAGAAAATTTAGTTGTTAATTATAACAACAATGTAAATGGCTCTTACATAATAGACGGCCTAAAAGTAAACTTTGATTTTGATGATGTGGACGATGCCGAGTACATCTACACAGTAGAGCCTGGTATAGCTTCTGTTTTAGGAAGACAGACTTCTAGGTCTGCTACAGAAAGAATAGTTTTCGACAAAGATCCTGATACTCAGACAGTGACAGCAGATCCAGACACTATAACGGTCGGGACACAATCCTTCACGGCAACCATAACTAAAGGTGCTGCTAATGGGGTAGATGCGTTACCTAGAACTGGGGTAATAGCCATACAAGAAGTCAAGCAAGGAGCTACCACTTATACTGTTACTACTGATTACACATTAAGTGGAAATAATATTTCGTGGGCTGCTGGCGGAGCTGAACCTGCTACTGGCTCTACTTACACGGTTAGGTTTACTTTTACAGGGGCACTGATAACTGTAGATAGAGGCCCTATAAACACGATTACTGGCGTTACAGCACAGCTAAGAACTACGCAAACTTTAACTAGAGGCGTAGTAGCTAACACCGCAGATAACTTACCATCAGGTTTTATACCCGCAGTTCAGATTATAAGTATACCTGGGTACACACAAGGGGTAGATTACCAGCTTACAGGCAGTACAGTTAACTGGTCTTTAGGCGGTATAGAGCCTACAGCAGGAGCTACTTATAACGTAACCTATACGTATAACAAAGTAATACAGCCAGATGCTGGGTCTATAAATTATAACACCTTTACTATTTCTAACCAAGGTGCAGCAGGTAATTTAGAAACTGGCACAGTATGCACTACCAATTATAGCTATAATCTGAAAAGAATAGACTTATTAGAGCTAACAGACAAGGGGGCTATCCGCAAGGTTAAGGGTAGAGCTACGTTTGAAAACCCTAACCAACCTACGGAGTCTGTAGATGCTTTAGCTTTAGCTTCTATATACTTAGATTTCTTTAATGAGCCTATAGTAACGAACATAGGAAACAAAAGAGTAAGCCAAAAAGAACTGTTTAA